ATCGAGTTGGGCGAGTTCGGGGAGAGCGGGCCGGCGGCGGCGTCGACGTTCGTCAGACCGCTGCCTGCTCCGGGCGGCGGGCCGGGCGGCAGCTGCTGCTGCTGTGGCTGCTGCTGTCCGGGTGGTGCGCCCTGGCCCGTGATCGCCGGCGCCGCCTGCGGCGGTAGGAAGTAGCGCTCCTTGTCGGAGACGTCGTAGGCATCGAGCGTCTTCTCCATGAACGCCTTCAGGTTCAGGGGAGCGCCGGAGACGGCGAAGACCTGGGCGGTCTGGGCGGCGATCTGGAGCAGCGACTGCGACTCGGCGCGCCGCTCCTGGCGCAGCAGCGAGTCGCTGGTGACGTCGATCATCACGTCGTAGTCGCCCTGGATCTCGAGCGGCGAGATCGTCCGGTAGGCGGCGGCGCCGTTGCGGCCGACGATCTTGATCACGCGCTCGTCGCGCAGGAACTGCTGATAGAGGAGCAGGAAGTGCTTGCCCAGCTTCGCGTACGCCCACAGGTAGTGCTGCTTCCTGGACTGGATGATCCGCTGCGCGATCGTGGTGATGATCGAGACGCCGGTCGCCGTCTGCTGGTCGATCGTCTGCGAGTCGGCGCCGGAGGCCATCGGCAGCCCGCCCATGATGTTCTGCAGGTCGCCCTTGATCATCCCCTCCGACTGCAAGGTGATCTGCGCGACCGTGGGGTCCATCTTCAGCGTGTCGACCTGGCCGGGATCCTCGACGAACCACTGGGCGTTCGGCGCCCACTCGAAGCTGTCGGGGTCGTCGACGTCGGAGCGGATCACGGTGATCAGGTTGGCGAGCATCCTGACGACGTCGAGGCGCTGGTTCTGCAGCGTCCAGAGCATGTCCTGCAGCTGGGCCAGCGCCTCCACGACCGAGATCCCGGGGATCTGGAAGGCGTCGGGCATCGCCGAGCAGACGACGAACGGCATCCGCCCGTTCCAGAACGGGTTCGCCCTGTCGGCCAGGAGGACGGTGCGGTTGCCGACCGTGATCAGCCGTTCCGGCGTCCAGTACTCGAGCACCTCGATCAGGTCCTGGGTGCGGTCGATCCCGCGCAGCCGGCGCTCGCGCTCCGAGACCTTCTTCAGCGCAGCGCTCGAGGCGGCATCCTTCAGCTGCTCGACGTTCTTATAGAGGCCGGCCTTCTGCTTGCGCAGCAGCGAGTCGTAGGAGACCCAGGTGCGGTCGATCAGGTACTCGGCGTTCTCCACCCGCGAAGCCTGCGGGGGCCAGAAGAAATCGCGCACGTCCCTAACCTCGGAGCGGGCGTCGTCGCAGATGACGGTGTCCTCGACCTGCTCCTCGCGGTGGGAGTCGAAGGAGTCGACCGTCTGTCCCTGCGCGTCCTGGATCACGATCTGGTCGGGGACGAGCTGGGTGACGGTGCGCTTCTCGTGCTGCCACATGTCCTTCAGGACCGAGATGCCGGCGATCAGATCCTGCTGCATGAAGTCGCGCTGGTTCTCGGCGAACTGGTCGCGCTCGAGCGCGTAGCGGAGCGTGTCGTCGATCGCGTTCACCGCCGCCACCCGCTGCAGCACCTCCTCGAGCGGCTCGCTCGGGCGCGGACGTGGCTGCACGTTGAACCTGGGCGAAGGCTCCAGCATCGTCGCCAACATCCCCTCGTAGGTCTGGAGCACGTAGGGGGTGGTGACGTTCGAGTGCCAGTCCTCGTCATCGGAGCTGTCCGCGCCGGCCGGGGCCTCGGCGAGTCCGCGGTAGCTGTTGTAGCGGCGCTCGACCCGGGCGACGAAGGCGTCGTGGTAGCGGCGCTCGCACAGCTCGACCGCCTTGACGACGAGCTCGAGCGGACCATCGACCTTCGTCTGATCGTAGGTCGACGTCTCGGTCTTAGCCAAGCGCTGGCCCTCCCGCCGGGGCGGCGCCGGCGAGCGCACGCTGCAGACTCTTCATCCCGCCCTGCTGGGTGTCCTGCTGGTTCGAGGCCTTCAGCTTCAAGACGATCTGCAGCGCCTGAGTTGCCTGAGCGCGGTCGGCGTCGTCGGGGTCGAGCTGGATGAAGGCGTGCAGAGCGTCGTCGGCCGCAGCGAGCGCCTCGACCGAGGTCGAGAACTGCCCGCCGGGTGTGCTCTGGTCAGGCGAGGTGCCGCCGTCCGGGGGCGGACCCGCGGCGCCGAGGTCGAGGGGTGGCCCTGCGGCGCCGGGGCCGAGCGGGGGTCCGCCCTGTCCGCCGAGCGCGCCGGCGAAATCTTGCATGCTCATGCGGCTTTTCTCCTTTTCTTCTCCCAGGGGTAGAGGTGACGCTTCGGCTTGCGCGGGCTGCGCCGGGCGCGCCGCTCGTGCCGGCCGTAGAGGCGGTACATCTCGAGCGCGATCCCGAAGGCCATCACCCGGTCGTCGTTCGAGCCTTCCTGGGCTCGCGGCGAGGGCAGCGTCTTCTGGCGCACGAAGGTGCGCAGCTCCATGATCAGCTGGCGCGGCAGCGCCGGCAGCAGCTTCTCGCGCACCGCCTGCTCGATCTGGTTGATCACCTGCGGGCGCGTCTTGATGTTCATCGGGAAGCCGTAGTTGGCCATCATCTGGCCGTCCGGGCGATCCTGGATCGTGTGCCGGTACAGCTTCGGGTAGTGCGGCCGGCCCTTACGTCCGTCGCGCAGCGAGATGATCACCGGCTCGCCGTAGCCGCCGCCCATCTCGACCGCGACCCGGGCGTTGCGGTAGAAGCGGCCGAGGAAGTGCAGCTGCTCCGCGAACTCGTCCGGGTCGATGCGGGCGTGGAACTCGGCGGCGAGTCCCATCGTCTGCAGGTCGACGACGAACGCGCACGAGTAGTCCATCCCGCGCCCGGTTGCGACGTCGGCGCCGATCGCGTACTCGAGCTCCGCGTTCGGCTCGGCGTAGATGCGCGTCCAGCCGAGCTCGGAAGTGTGCACCTTCGCCTTCGCACCCGAGGCGTCCGCCTTGAAGCTGATCCGGCGCAGCGGCTCGAGCGGCGCCTGCTCCGAGTACCAGGCGAGCGCCTCCAGGTCGAACCAGCATTCGCCGGTGTTGATGAAGGCGTCCTCGGCGGTGCGCGGATACTGCTCGGCCCGGTCATGGGCCGGCAGCGCCTTGGCGACGTTCTGGTACCAGCTCTCGTCCCGGTCGGGGTGCAGAGACCAGGGCAGGAACTGAACGTTGATCCCGTAGGCCTCGCCGTTCACATACAGGTGGTGGAAGAAGTTGCCTTCGCCGGTCTGCTCGTTCGAGACGCCGTTGGCGGTCGAGATGACGATGATCTGGCCACCGTTGTCGGCGGTCGCGAACATCGCCTTCCAGGAGTCGCGGGCGTACTCGTGCCGGGCGAACTCGTCCAGCAGGACGAGCGTCGCGACCTCGCCGTGGCCGGCGCGGCGCGTCGAGGGCAGCCCAACGCAACTCGAGATCCTGCCGTCCTTGAAGGTGAACTCGATCAACGTCGAGGGGCGGGCGTCCCGCGAGGGCTTGGTGATCTTCGCCTCGAACTGCAGATGCTCCGGCAGCGAGTGGAACATGTCGAACATGCGGTTCACGACCTTGATCGCCTCGTCCTCGTTGATCGAGACGACCAGGACCCTCGTGCCCGGTTTGGTCAGCAGCTTCCAGAGCGCGAAGCCGACCGCCAGCCAGGTGATCCCGAGCTGGCGCGCCTTCAGGACGAGGTTGAGCGGATGCTGGATCCAGTCGTCGATCGTCGTGCGCTGCCAGAACCAGCCGGCCGCATCGTCGTTCATCGTGAAGCTGAAGCGCTCGCCGGTGCGCGAGTCAATGCACTCGGCGTGCTCGAGCAGGCCGGCCGGATGCTGCAGCGCGGCAGCGCGTTCGTTCAGGCGGCGGGCGTACTCCTTCTTGAACGCCTCCAGGACAACCGGGTCGGCGTCGGCGAGGCCGCGCTGCTTCGTCTTCGGCAATCGCTCCTCCTACTGGCAACTCCACTCGCCGCCGCGACCGTGGGCGTGCATCCAGCCGGCGGCGAGCGCGTTCGCGTACGGAGAGAAGACTGAGAACCCCGCATAAGGCGTCGTGCGCCAGGTCGAGGGCAGGAACTGGAAGAGGCCCGAGGCAGCCGAGCTCAGGTTGCGCGCCCAGCGGTCGAGCCCCGACTCGCAGCTCGCCTTCCGCCAGAGCGTCGAGCCGTTCCCGTAGGTAGCGCCGGCGAGCTCGATCGCCTCCGAGACATCCGCTCTATGCAGGAAGGTGTAACGCTCTCGTGTGAGCCTGCGTCTGAGCGCTCTGACGAGTCTCTGTTCGCGGTGGTAGCGGCCCGCCCAGCGCTCCGGGCCGGCGCCGTCGAATTGGATCTGGCCGTGGCCGACGAGCCGATGGTGGGCATGGCCGTGCGGGTCGAGCGTCTGGGTCGCGAGCGTCAGGCTCGCGAACGTGAGAGCCGCCAGCTTCAAAAGCTAACCTCCCCGGTCGTTTGCAGAACGCCGCAGAGCGATACGCTTCTAAAGACATGTCCAGCCAGACTCCAGAAGAGAGTCCTGTCACCTGGGACATCGAGGGCTGGGTCGAGGCCGCGCTGCGCAACTGGGCGCGGGAAGACGAGTGGGTGCAGGTCGTCGGGCGGACGAACGGCGGGCTGCGCTGGATCGCGATTCACGTCGACGGGCGTGAGGTCGCGACCGTGCTCGTAAGAACCTGACCCGGCCCCGGTGACTGGAGGGTGGCCGCGCCCGCTGGGCGTGAGGGATTACGTGTTCCTGGGCGTCGTCAGTCGATCTCCCAGGGCCGCGCCGGGTCGTCGATCTCCCAGAGCTGGAAGACGTGGTCTTGCTCGGGGACGTTGACGTAGTCCGCGACCGGCGGGAGCAGCATCGCCATCACCGTGTCGGGGCCGAGGAGCCGGTAGCGAGCGAGCTTGATCTCGTCCCAACTCGGGTGGCGATCGAGACAGGAGATCGTCAGGTGCCAGCGCAGCTCGCCGTGGATACCGCCGGGTTCGTGGCCGAGCAGGATCCTGCACTCGCCCATCCGAAAGCTGTGCAGTTGGAGGTCGGAGCGGCCTTGCACAATCTCGCGCAATTGATCGGGGACAGGAATTTCGGATAGTGGCGGTTCGACGAAGCCGGGCTCGAAGCTGCCGGGGATCTCGCCCTCCCAGATACGAGCGCTGCGGAAGGTGCCGGGGACGCGCACGTCGGCGATTCTAGAGCCCGGGGCGTCAGAAGTCCTCGACGCCGAGCAGCGTCTCGACCTCCGACCAGAGGCCGGGATCCCAGGAGTCGACCGTCCGGGCTGCACGCACCGTCCGGATTCCGTACGGCGTCTCGATCGCGATCTCCAAGACGTCGTTGCCGGGATGGCGCGCCACCGCCTTCAGCAGATCGGCGAGCAGCACATCCCGGTTCGGAACGTAGGCGACGCTCAGGCGGACGGTGCGCATCAAGGTCACCGCTTCCGCGACCTCTTCTTCTTCGCCGCCGGCTTCGCGAGCCCGGCCTCCGACATCGCGATTGCCACCGCCTGCTTCCTGCTTGTCACCCTCGGGCCCGTCTTCGAGCCGGAGCGCAGCTGCCCGTGCTTGTACTCGTGCATGACGGTGCGCACCTTCGGGTTGCCGCTCTTCTTCTTCGCCATCAGGGGGTCACCGGCCAGTGGGCCTGCACGTTCGTGAGGATCATCCCGTCGCTGATCACGGCCTCGTCGCCGCCGGGGTTGGGGTTGTTCGCGGCGAGCGCGGAGGCGTAGGCAGCCTCGACGTCGCTGGCCGACGCAACTGCCCACGTCAGTTCGCTGGTGAGATCGCTAGGTTTGGCGCTGCCTCCTTTGGCAAGCTGCTCCTGTGCGATACAAGCGTTGACGCGGTTGGCGAACGCCGTATCGCTCACACACTGCGAAATCGTGGTGTAGCTCATCGGGCCTCCTCAGGCCTGCATCAGTTCATCAGGACACCCGCACCGGGGTCACTTCCCAAGCCATGCCGGTACCGCGTGCCCAGTTCTGGCTCAAACCTTCACGATCCTGATCCAGCCAGGCATGAAGGCTGCGGGGCCTCCGGCTTGTGCTCGGACGACACCCGTCCCAGATGAAACCCAGCTTCGGATGCTGTAGGTATGTGCTGCCGCCGACGGGGTTAGACGGCGAGCGAGCCGGACGGGGACCGCCTGCGCGAGGGTGGTGACCGTCGAGGCCGCGCCGAGCACGCCGAGGTCGGTCGCCCCGTCATACAAGTTGAGGAAGATGTATGCGCTTGTGACTGCGGGGGTGTCAATGCGAGAAACACCGAACTCGACCCAAACGATCGTCGCCCCGTCGAGGGTCACCGCCGAGGCCGTCAGGACCACTTGCGCACTCGCAGCAGTCGTGGCCGTGACCGAGACGTCGGCACTGAACTCGTTGTAGGCGAGCTCTTGCCCGGCAGATGCGATCGCAGGAAGCTGCGCGATCGGCACCTTGCCGCCCGAGTCGAGCGAGGCGACTCCACTTGCCACGCCCGCGGGCAGTTGCGCGACCGGGACCTTGACGCCCGCATCGAGCGCGGCGTAGCCGTTGGCCACGCCTTTGCGCGGGGTCTGCTCGAGCAGGTTCATGTTGGCCGCATTCAGCGGCGTGACCGTGTCCGTCCAGACGATGCTCAACGCTTCGCCTTCCGAGTAGCCATCAGACAGACCTCCTGAACGGGCCGATGACGGCGATCTGGGTGCCGGTCGCGTTGTCGAAGACGCCGAAGACCCGGTCGGTCGTCGGGTTGTAGGACTGCATCGACGACCAGACGGTGCAGGCGATCGTCACCGCCGACAGGTTGTCGTACGAGCCGCCCAGCGACTCCCCCTTAACGCCCTGGTTCATCATGTGCACCTCGAACGGAGTCGGCGGAACAGCACCCGGCTCGCTCATCTCTTCTTCCGCGGTTTCTTCACACCCGAGACCTTGAGCAGGTTCGGGTTCTTGCGCTTCGCGGCCGGCGAGGCTTTGCGCGCCGAGGCAGCGATGATCGCCGCGCCCCGCGCCTGCGAGACGCCGGCGCTGCGGGCGGCACTCGCGGCTGCCGCTTTGAACCCCATGCCCTTTTTCGACCTGGCCATCAGCTGACCAGGTTGGCGCCGAAGAGGACGAAGACCCAGAAGGCGACCGCGATCAACCAGAGCGCGAAGTCACCGGGCGAGAGGTGAATTCCCATCGTTTCCTCCTTTTACGAGCCGGGGCGCCCGCCAGAGCGCCCCAACTCGGTCAGAGATCACAGAGGCTCGGCACGCGCAATCCGGGCAACACCGAACCGGGAGGATCCCAGGATCAGTCTAGACAGCGAACTTGTAACCTGTGGGCAGTCAGAGAAGCGCAGGAAAGGAGTCAGTCTCATGCCGCCACCGAACCGCGCCGCCGAGGTGCACCGCGAGCTTGCCGCACTCGTCAAGCCGCTACGCGAACAGAGCGGAAAGCTGGACACGGAGATCGCCAGCGCCGAGGCGGAGCTGAAGAGCCTGCTGGCTGCGCGCCGCGAAGTGACGAAGGCGCTCAACCTGCTCGACCCGCAGTCTGCACCGCCAGTGAAGACGAGATCGAAGAGAACGAAGGGCGGCTCTCCCGGCGGGATCGCGCCCGAGACGCTGCAGAAAATCAGCGACTGGCTGCAGGCCCACAAGGAGGAGCTGAACGTCGACGGCGGCTTCCGGGCGAACGCGGTCGCCTCGCGCCCCGACTACAAGATCTCCAGCCGCGCCACCTTCGACAAGGCAGTCACTGTGCTGCGCGAGCAGGGCGTGCTCGTACTCGACCACGTCGGTGGGATCGGCGGCGTTCGCCACTACAAGGTACTCTGATGGCCAGCCTGACCCTGTACGACTTCCGCGACATCGACCTGATGCTGAAGCTGGAGCAGGTCGGCGACGACGAGGGCTGGGCCTCGACGCAGGAGCTCGCCGAGGCCCTGGGGATGGGCGAGGACGCCCGCGCCGTCGGGATGCGCTCGGCCTGGATGCGCCGCTACGGGGTCTTCGACTTCGACGAGCAGAAACGGATGTGGCGCCTCTCCAGCGGAGGGCAGCGCGTCGCCGCCGCCAAGCTGCGCGCCGCGACCGCCAGCTCGATCGAGAAGATCCCCGACGAGGCGATGGTCGATGTGATGGCGCATGTGACCACGCGCTACCGGCTGGGCGACCCGCTGATGGCGACGATGCTACGGAGAGAGTTCCTGTTCGGTACCTCGCGCAACTCGCGGATCTGGAACGGCAGATGAACAATGGACGGCTACCGGTTGAAGATCGAGCTTCTGATCGAAGCTCCAAGCCTCCGCTCTGCCGAGACGAGGCTGAACCAGCTGCTCGCCGACGCGCTCAACCGCGACTGGGTCGATCGAGTACACGATCCCGACGGCCGAGGACAACGTGCCGCCGATCCTGCAGGTCCCTGAGACGGTGATGGTGCGCGCCGCCTTCCGGATCGGCAACTCGATGGGGCAGGGAGGGATGCGGATCATCGGCACGCTCGGAGGGACGCCGCCGCCGCCGTGACCCCCTTCTACGACCGCAGCGGCGCACCGGTCGGGAAGGAGCGCTGGGCGCTGCTCTTCCAGGACACGCGCTACCAGGTGCTCGCGCAGACGAAGGTCGCTGGCTACCGCGTCTCGACCGTCTGGGTGGGGATCGACCAGAGTTTCGGCGCGGGGCGCCCGCTGATCTTCGAGACGATGGTCTTCGGTCCCGGCAACTGGGGCGAGGAGCAGCGCCGCTACGCGACTGAAGAGGAAGCGCTGGCCGGGCACGAGGAGATCGTGGCGGCGATCAAGGTAGTGTGCGGATGAGCGAGGACAAGTGCGAGGGTCTACGGGCCGCGGGTGATGAGCTGGCTCGTCTGGTTCGCGAGACAATTCCTCTCGAGCATCATCACCGCTGCAACTCGCGAGCTGGCGGGGCGTGCGACTGCTACATGCGCAAGTACGCCGAGGAGGCGACCGCTGTCGCCGCCTGGGCTGCGCTCGGGGAGGCAGACGATGAATGATCAGCTGCTGAGCTACGAGGAGTGCCGCGTCTGGGCTGAGCGGTACGGGAGCACGCCCTGGAACATGCTCGCGCTCTCGACAGTCGTCGACAAGCAGCCGAGCGCGCTGGCGGTGCTGCGCTCGCTGCTGGCCGAGTGCGAGCGTCTGCAGGGCGAGATCGCCCACTACCGGCGCTCGCTGACAGCCCACCACGATATCGGCACCCTCTCTGATGAGGTCCTGCGCGAATACGACTTCCGCGCCTGCCCCGTCTGCGCCCGCGCCCAGGAATGAGCGACGACCACCTTTCTGACCAAACTCTGGTTCAGCGACCGCCGCTGGTGGTATCTGCGGACGAGGCACAAGTACTCGCTGCGGGTGCTGCAGCTGGGCAGGCTGAAGTTCGGGGTCGTCTCCTACCCGCTCAAGGAAGACGATGAGTGAGGGACGCTCCCAGGCCCGGGCCGGGCTCGATCTGCTGCTCGCGACGCACGCGGACTGGGACGTGCTCGCCGTCGACTGGCAACGCGGGCGCGGACTGACAGGTCCATGGCTGCTGGTCACGCTCGGACAGGCCTCGAGCGGCGACGCGGAGGCGTTCGTGCGTCATCACTTCGCGATCTGGAAGGCGACCGGCAACGTCTACGGTCTCCAGGACGATCAGAGTGTCACGGACGACCCGCTGCTGACGCTGTGAAGCGACGAAGGAAGACGATGACGCGATGAAGACCTACGGCAACCGGGCCACGTTCAGTCCCTTCTACCGCCAGGCTCTCCGCTTGCTTGGTCCTAATGCGCTCATCATGATCGGCTGGTTTGCTGCTGTCGCTGTCGCGGTTGCCTTCGTCATCCTGGTCGTCGGTCCCGGGTGATGAGGTTCTGCGTCGCACCCAGGGAGGCAGGCGGTGGGTGAGCCGCAGCGCGCCGACCTGTGGGAGATCAACTGCCAGTACTGCGGCCGTTCCTCCTGGGACGGGCTGCTCGACGACGAGGAGGGCGAATCGCTGTGCCTACTGCGGCCAGCTCCCGGCAACAGACGATGAGTGAGCGGAGAGAGAAGCCGGGTCTGCTCGAAGAGCGCCTGGAAGCGGCAGCGGTCCGGAACGCGCAGACCAAGCGCTGCACGGGCGGGGCAGATTGCCCGTCGGAGCAGCACCTGCCGGTCTGCGCTAGAGCGAGGCGACCTCACCGCTTCTGACCCCGGCCCAGCGCCAGCGGGCATAGCGCTCGGCCCGAGCGACCCTGTCGGCACGAGCGGGCCCTTGGACAGTCCGGCCCGCCGAGTTCTGAGCATCGTCCTCCAGCTCGGCGACATGAATGTGCCAGGCCAGGTACTGCTCGAGCGAGGTGCAAGAGGAAGGATCGAGCGGGAGCTCGTGCTTGTGCTCGAGACGAGCCTCCTCGAGGCGCCTGCGCTCGCGGTAGGCCTTCTGCCTGTCGGCGTTGGAGTCGAACTCCTTCTCACGGGGCACCGTTACGAATCCTCCTCGCTCGTCCTAGCGTTACGTTTCCGGGCCCCGTTCGTTACGGGAGGGGCCCCAGCAGTCCAGCGTCGGGACAGCGTCCAACAGGGGGCGGGAGCGGGCGGGCCCCAGCAAGGCGGGAGGCCCCGAGCTCAGTGGAGGGGAGGCTCAGAGAGGGGGCCCGCGGCGCGTCGCGCTCGCGGGGGGGGAGGGCGCCCCGCCCCCCTCCGCCTTTCTGGCTCTGCCAGGGCATTTGCGGCTCGACTGGGAATCGGGTTCGCCTCAAATGCACAGGTTGGCACGATCAGCGCATCCTCGCCAGCCCTGTGTTCATGCGCTGTTGCGGCGCACTGGCTACGCTTGGCTATGCCTGCTCGGTCAGCTGGGCAGCTAGGGCCTGCATCTCCTGCCAGCCCATCGCGCTCACTCCGTCGGCCTCCTCGGGCAGCCCGACTTCGAGGTGCGCAGTGACCTGCGGGTAGAGCAGTTCCAGCGCTCTGATCGCTGCTTGCTGCCTCGGAATCGTGCCCAGATCGGGGTCGTCGAGGGGCTCGTCGACCACTGCTCGAGCGTAGTCATCGGCCCTGATTTGCGCCCGGATTCGGGCCGCCTGCACGGGTTGCGCGGCTCGTCTGCCAGTGATCCCGAGCGTCGCCCTAGCTTGCACCTTGGCCCTCTTGGCGGCGTGCCCTTCCTGGCTGAACCGCTGAACATCTCTAAGAATGCCCAAGCCGGTGTGTGCCGCACAGATGCCGCTCTGGCGGATCCTGACGGCGCGGCATCGTTCGCCATCCGGCCGGATCACTCGACAGCGGCCGTCGTCGGGACCGTCGTAGAAGCTCGCTCCCTCGGGGATCCGCGCCGTCTCGGGGATGCGCAGGACAAGCTCTTCTGTCTCTGCTGGCGCCGATTCGGCCTGACCCATTTGGGTGATCTTGCTCTCTTCACTCGACAAGCGCCTGTTACCTCCTGCTACATTGATCGATGCAAGCGCACTTCCGCGGTACGGTCTCAAGTCGAGCAGGTCAATCGACGGCAGCCCGCGGATGAGGGTTCCGGCCTGGCAGGTGATCGCGTACCGCGGCCTGGTGAACGTCGGATCCCCTTGGCCCTTCCTGGGTAGGCGCTGAGATCCTTCTCCTACAGGTCTGGACGACTCTGGGAGTGCTCGCGGTTGACCCTGATGACCAGCGATGGCTGGGACGCCTTCTGCGTCGACCCCCGCGAGCACTGCACGCCCAGCCAGACCGGGTCGAAAGGCGGCAGGAAGGGCGCGAGACACCGCGTCCGAGCTTCTCCTGCCGTTCCCTCGGTCACCCACACAGAAGGAGACATCATGCTCTACGAACCCACGCACTGGCAGGTCTGGACGACCGTCGAGGGCGCGCTCGACCGCGACGAAACGGTCGCCGACGCCGCTGCTGCCGACGAGCTTGCTGGCAGCCTCTCGCTCGCCTACCGCGACCAGGGCCTCGCCTACGAGGTCTTCGTGCTCGCCCACTACTGCGCCCACGAAGACTGCGAGTGCGTCCAGTGGTCGCAAGACCATCGCCCGCGCTACTCGTACAACCCCTCAACCGCCTGGTGATCGGCCTCGCCTACGGGCTGCTCGCGCCCGTCTTCGTGGTCGCGAGCGGCCTGCTCTACGCGCTCTACTGCGATCCCAAGTCCACGCTCCGCGAGAGGGCAGCTTCGGCTGCTCGGTCAAACCCAACGAAGGAGAGCAGCATGAGCAAGTACTTCCCCACCGTCTCGACGGTGGAGACACCGCTCGGACCGTGCGAAGAGATCTGGGCAACCAGCGCGACTCACATCGGCCTGCGTGGCACGTTCACGATCAACCGCGTCCTCTACCGCATTCGCCTCGACCTGCATCTGCGGGACGGCGTCTGGCAGGAGGGCGACAAGGACGACTGGTCGACACGCTTCCACGCCCTGATGATCGACCGCGAGTGGGACTACCCAGGCGGGAAGCCTCGCCCCGATACGTCGCCGTCGGCGCGCACGAAGGCCCGCGACGCGCTCGTCCCCTGGCTCGCCGCCTACGCGACCGGCGACGGGGCCGAGATCGTCCGCCAGGCTGGCATCGAGGCCCACGCCCGCGAGATCGAGTCGAAGCGCTCGCAGATCGAGAAGCTGCGCGCAGAGATCGAAGCGGCGGAGCATGAACTCGCCGCCCTGGAGGCGTCCTGATGTTCGACGTCGACTACCACGGCTCGGTCGTGCTCGTCCGACCGCTGACGCCGGACGTGCGCAGCTGGCTCGAGGAGCACACCGACGAGGAGGCGCAGTGGTTCGGGGGCGCGCTCATCGTCGAGCCGCGCTACGTCGCGCCGCTCGTCAGCGCACTGATCGAAGAGGGGTACGCCGCGCAGTGAGCGGCTACCTCGGTCACCCAACGCAAAGGAGAACACCATGTCTGTACGTGCCTTCCAGCCCCGCTCGGTCGACCCGCCGCACTTCGTGGCGGAAGACGAGGAGGCCCTGGCCGAGCTGGTCGGGGACTTCATCGGCGGCGAGCAGTGCGACTTCTGCGGCAACCACAGCTACCGGATCGAACGGGTCGGGCACGGGTCGCCGCGCCCGATCTACGGGTTCACGGCGCGCTGTGCCGCCGACCCCGACGAAGACCCAGAGTTCCGGCACCCCGCGCCCTGCGGCCGGGGCTGGCCGATCTTCATCGCCGACGAAGACCTCGTCACGTTCTGAGAAAGAGAGAGAGGGCGCCTGCGCGCCCCCTCCTCGGTCAACCCAACGAAGAGGAGAGTACCCATGTACGTCATCATCGTGCTTGAAACGGGGTCGGACTTCCCCGGCGTCGACGCCGTGTTCGGCCCGTTCGACTCGCCCGAGGCCGCGAACGCCGAGCGCGAGCGCGTCTCACGTCTCACGCTCGCCGCGTCGGCCGACCACATCCAGGTGGCTCGCGTCGAGACGGTGAGGGATCCGCTGTGAAGCCCGCCTACGCAGTGATCGAGGGCGACAGGCTGATCGCCCACACCGGTCGGATCGCGCTCGCCCGCCGACACCGCACGGGCGTCGCAGGCAGACGCATCATCCGCGTCGGCGCCGGCGGCGGCGGCGAGCGCATCCAGCTGCGCGCCGTCCGCGGCGACGTCTTCTACATCACGGGGGTCGAGGTCGCCTGACCTCGGCTCGGTCACCCAACACACAGGAGGACAGCCATGACCGCACCAGGCACCACCGAGGGCATGCTCGACGTGCTCGCGAGCGAGGCGCGCACGGCGCTCGACGATCCCGCCGCGCTCGGCCTGCCCTACGAGGACGGCGTCAATGACTACGACCCGACGATCGCCAGGGCCTTCGCGATCGACCGGCTCGACGACATCATCAACGCGCTCAATCCGAGCGAGGAGACACGCAAGTCATACGCCCGGACGCTCAAAGTGCTCGGCAGGCACATCGCCGAGCGGCAGGACGCGATCGAGTTGAGCTACAGGAAGTACGACAGCGAGACGGCGAAGACGGCGTACGCAGAGGCGCATGAGGCGCTGACGCTCGCGCTCGACTATCTCGACACGGCGATCGGCGCGCTCGCGCCTGAAGGGACATGAGAGGGGCGCGCCCAGCGCGCTCTCGGTCAACCAACGAAAGGAGAACGAAATGGCAACACCTGAACCAGCACGCGAGCCGACACTCGGCGACGTGCTGCGAGCGCTGGAAACACTGCGGTATGAGTACGAGTCGCTGCGCCGCGTCGTCATCGACGAGTTCGCAGCAGCGCGCCACCTGATCCAGGCGCTCGACCGCGACGTGCAGGGCATCACCCGGCGACTGATGGAGCAAGGAGACGACTCATGACCAAGAAGCAGCTGGCGGCGCGCCTGCGCAAGATGCGCCGCGAACTCGACGAATGCGCCGGCTGGCTGGAGGAGCTGGCCGAAGACCTCGACACGCCCACCGTCGGCCGCGTCCAGGTGGTCGGGTTGACGGAGGCGGCGGCGATAGCCGACCTGCCCTACAAGACGTTCGCGATGCGCGTGCGCCGTGACGCCGTTCCGGCGCCGCTCGCGGTGCTGGCAAACGGGCCGGTCTGGGACCGCGTCGACATCGAGCGCTGGGCGAAGAGGGCGGCATGAGGTGGCACGAGAAGTGGATCTTCGGGCCGCTCGTAATCATCGCCTGCCTGATCCCGTGTGCGCTGACCGCCTGGGTGATCTGGCTGGTCCTCAACTTCGCGATCACCGGCCAGCGTTGAGGCAGGGGGGAGAAGGATCTCAGGGCGCGCTTACGCGCTCCAGGTTCGGCGCCAGCCTCGGCGAGGCCATCCGATCTCTCGGATCATACGCCTACCGGCGGCTGGCGCCGTTGCCTGCCTCGGCGCAGCGTCCGCTTCACCAGTTCCTTGGAGATCCCGAGCCGGGCGGCGGTCTGCGCCGGCGTGAATCCGGCCGCGGCGAGCCCGCGCACCGACAGGTTCGTCTCCTGCTGTTCGTGCTCCAGCAGCCAGGGCGGGACGCGGACGGTGCGCATCCGCAGCGCGAGCGCGACGACGCCCAGCTCGAGCTCGAGCCGGTCGTGCTCGTCGAGCCGCCGCGGCAGCTGCTCGACCAGGACGACGCGCACCAGCCGGTGCCGCCGCGGCTGCTCACCGGCGAGCTGGGCGAGTCGGAGCCTCAGTTCGCGGTAGCTGCCGTGGCGCTCGTAGGAGGCCCGCAGACGCTCCCAGGCATAGCCGCGTGCGTCCCCTTCGAAGGCCGAGCGCGGACGCGGAGCGGGCTGCACGGGCAGCGCGACGGCCTCCTGGACGGGCAGGCCGACGTAGGCGTCCCACTCGCCCTCGTCGCGCTGGCGGCGGCGCCAACCGTCGCCGTCGCAGGCCAGACAGAGCACCGTGCCGCGGCGCCGGCGCACCCAGCCGGAGCGGCGGCAGGTCTCGCAGGGCACATAGCGGGAGGCAGCCGGCCCGGAGTCGGAGCGGAGGGCGCTGCGCGGTGTCGGGTACGGGTCTTCCAGCGTCTCGAGCAGGACTTTGACCCGCTGGACGCGCTCTGCGAGGCCGTGCATCGGGCACTCCCACCTGCCCCCTCGCGAGCCACTCGGCCGGCTCGATCCTAGCCGCTTACATCAGACACCGCTCGCAGCGGATTTTTCGGGTCGCCGGCCCCTTGACATTTCACCCGGCGCCCGGCTAATCCCTCCACTGCCAGTTTCCCGCTTCCACAAGAGCCCGAGCGCTGGCAACGCAATGTGTGATGGGACAGCGGCAGGCCTGTCCTTTCCGTCCCTGAATTCCCACCGTCCGTCACACCGCCGGAGGGGCCGTTGCTGGCTGCCTGATTTTGTCTACCACGATGTGCCCCGGGGACGCGACCAGCGGCAATTTCACCCCACGTTGCCGCACAGTTGCCCATGTATTGCCGCTGTATTGCCGCTCCCTTTCCTCACACTTTTTCGCTGCAGATGGGACGATTTAGGGGTTGAAGTTGAACGCCATCTACCCCTCTCAGGAGCGGCATGACGGGCGCTTCGGGGCCCGCCTCCGGCGCCTCCGTCTGCAGCAGTCGATGACCCAGGCCGAGGTGGCCGAACTGGCCGGGATCAGCCTCCGCACCTACCGCAACTGGGAGTCCGGGAAGGCCGTCCCGTACCCCGGCTGGAGGCGGCGGCGGGTCGTCGAGATCCTGCGTACGGATGTCGACTTCCTGCTCCTGGGGGTGAGGAAGGACTCGGATGCCTTCGATTGACGCACGGATCACCAGGGTGGAGCAGGACGAGAACGGTTGGTTCCGGATCCACACCGACGACGAACGGGTCAAGCGCCTGGATACGAAGCTGGAGCCGAAGGCGAAGGAGGCGCAGGCGCTGATGAGGGAGAGGGTGCTCGCCCGGATCGAGTTCAGCGAGCGCGAGACCGACAAGGTCAACCCGAACACGGGCCGGCCCTACCCGCCGAACCGCTACTACGAGTCGGCCGGCCAGCTCGGCGACACGCCGGACGATCAGATCCCGGTCGTGCAGACGACGCGGGCGACGACGGCACCGGGCGAAGCCTGGCGGATCTGCCTCGCCGCCGGCGGCAAGCTCGCCGTCGCGACGCTGCCGATGATGCCGGTGCAGCAGCGCTCGTTCGAAGTGCAGAAGCAGATCGCGACGGCCTGGGCGGAGTTCTTCTTCTTCTCGGAGCCGCCCGCGCAGCCCTCCTTCATCGGGGGCAACAACAGCGCCTCAAGCTTTCCAGCGCCCGCCGCCACCGGAGCCGGCCGGAATCCCGGCGCCTACGACGCTCCCCTGGGTGACGCCCCACCGCCTCCAAGCGACGACGACATCCCCTATTGATGTCCGTGGCCGCTGACTTCCGCGTCCCCTCGCCGGCCGACCCGGAGCCGCTGACAGCCGAGCAGCTGCTGCGCCAGCTGCGCGCCCGCGGCGCCCGGATCTTCCGCATGCGCGAAGTCGCGGTCTTCACCATCACCTCGGACGTGGAGGTCGCCCGCTGGCTGCAGGAGCTCGGCGCCGTCCCCTACCAGCCGCAGGGCACCGAGCATGCCTTCGGCGGCGGGCCGCTCGGCGCCTACCGGCGCGCCAGGGACGGCCGGGTCGAGTGGGACTTCTACATCCACCGCATCCCGGTCGAGGGCGAGGAGAGCGTCTGGGAGGCGGCGGGGAAGCTGGCCCGCATCGTCGACCCGCAGGAGTTTGCGTGAGCAGCCTGCTCGACATCTCCAGCTACGGCCCCGCCGGCCGCGGCGGGGCCGTGATCAGCAGCCCCGAGCCGGTCGTCTGGAACCTGCCGATCGAGCACTGGTCGCCCTCCTCCTTCTCGATGCTGCAGCGCTGCCCGCGCCAGTGGCAGGAGCGCTACATCCATGGGCGCAAGGCGCGCCCGGCCGAGGCGCCGCTGGTCGGCACCGCCGTCCACAAGGCAGTCGAGTTGAACTTCGGGCAGAAGATCGACTCGCACGAGGATCTGCTCCTGCCGACGCTGCTCGACTACTACGGCGACGCCTTCCCCGCCGTCGTCGAGCTCGAGCAGGAGCGGGCCGGCGCCGAGGTCGAGTGGGACACCTCGCTCGGGAAGGCGCAGGCCCGTGGCAAGGAGATGTTGGCCGCCTACCAGAACCAGGTGGCGGGCCGGATCCAGCCGACCGCGGTCGAGACGATGATCTCCGTCGACCTCGGCCTGCCCGTGCCCGTCGAGGGGCGCTTCGACATCGAGCGTATCGAGACGGTGATCGACCTCAAGTCGGGCAAGCAGCCGACGCGCAAGCCGAAGGAGGACTGGCGGATCCAGGCGGCGGTCTACGGCAGCGCCCGCTCCAAGCCGGTCGAGTTCCACTCGGTCTCGGCGAGCGCGACGGGCCGACCGACGGTCGTGACGCCGCTCGAGTCGGAGGCGCTGCTCCTGCAGCCGGACGCGGCCGAGCGCAAGCAGCTGATCGAGACGCTGCGCGCCCTCTCGGCGCTCGCCTGCTTCTACATGGCCGAGTACGGGCCCGACGAGACGTGGCCGACGCTGGGCCGCTTCCACACCTGGGCCTGCGACTACTGCGGCTTCCGCAACGACTGCCCCGCCTGGAGGGAGCCGTGACGATCGTCCACTGCCCCGAATGTGGGGCGATCACTCGCGAGACA